CTTAGGTGTGGTTCTATGACACACATGAGCAATCATATACTCACCACTTGTTTCATTATTTATTGGACCTGTGGTATCTGCTGGTCCAATTTGTGGGAAGATACATTTAACAATATCTCCTGCTCTCAGAGAGAAGTCACCAGGAACTTTAATCTCAGTTTGAATAGTAAATAATTGATTATATCTCATCACAGATTGAACAAGATTCTTTGTAGTATTGTCGTTTGGTTTTGTTTCATTACCATCTCTAACACCTGGAATCTGATCATCACCAGAACCTGGTTGATTCCAACCAACATCCAACACTCTTGACATCAATCTAGATGGTGTCTGAATAAGTTGAGGATTTAATAAACTTGCAGCAGTTGCTTCCTCCTCACCAGCAGTTGTAATCTTTCCAGTTTGCTCTGCAGTACTAAAACCCTGAACAACATAACTGAAACTCATTGGGTCAAAAAATATAGTTCTATTATTATAGACACCCAGTGCTAAATTCTGCTGAACATCAATGTCTGCTTTTATATTATATGATAATATTTTACCATCATATTCATCATCATCAGGAAGTCCAATACTGCCTGTGTAAATGTATGTCTTCTTTGGTTCTTGGTCAAGAAGATTGTCAATTGATTTAAAAAAGTGTCCTTCTTTTGTCTGATAGAACATATATCCAGCAGCCCCACCAAGACCTGAACCTTGTCCAGATGTGCTTGGAATAGATTTAGATGCTAACCAAGTCAAAATATAGAAAGGTTTTCTATCATTACCATAAAAATTATAATTACCAGCAGTATCATCAATATCTATGTTTGCAATACCCAATGCTGTGCTTATATCTGATACATGAGTGGAGATAGGAGCATCTTTATATCTCTTTGTCAATCTTAATTGTTCATTGGCAAAGTATTCTCTTGATGAAAAATCAATAAAAAATACTTCTTGTGATGTTCCTGGTTGTGCATTTCTTACTCTATTAACATAGAGTTCAAATACCATCTCTGTTCCATAGTTATCAACTACAGTTATATCAGTTCTCTCACCACCTCTAATTGGTAGAGCATCAATAATACTTCCCTCACCTACCTTACTACCTTCCTGCACACCAGTATCAATTACAACTGCTGTAGCAGTGATAGTATTTGATAAGACGCTCTCAAAGTATCTAAACTCAACAACACTAGGTGAGATATCAATTGAAAATTGTTTAGAATTAGAACTGATACTAAAATCTCTAATATCACCTGCTTCAGTTAGTTTTGGCATTATCCTACTTTATAAAGTAACCCTAAGAGTTGTTTTTTATAATAACTATTTAACATGTCATTTGTAGACCCACCCATCCTCATTGTAGTGCCACCACCTCTACCAGGTAATGATCCTCCACCACCTCTTATACCACCTTGACCCATCATAATAATATTTCTTTGACCATTATCATATGAAGGATATTGTTCAACATTTCTACCTGATGCACCAGGTGATGAAGATCCAGGAGAAGCAGGTCTTATTGTAGATTCAGAACTTGGTACAAGTTGTTGTGAAGGTGCTTTTTGTGTTCCCATTGCTGACCCATCACCCAATTTACCAATAATAAGAAACTTAATGTATGGATTAGGATCTTCATCTTTATGAAAACCACCAGTTCCCTTTGGACTTACTTCAAAGTGAAGATGTTCACCAGTTCCTGCGCCTGTATTACCAATCTCACCAATGATCTCACCATTATATTGCTGACCTTTTTTGACTGAAATTTGTGCAAGGTGTGCAAATAGGAAGTCTTTATCACCAGAAGTTATGATGACAGTCTTACCATATCCTGCAAATGTGCCAACATCTGACACCTTTCCTTCCAGTTTAAATGCAACAAACCATCCTTTCTGTCCACTAGTACCAATATCTACACCAGCATGATGTCTTCCCCATCTCTGCCCTCTTTCACTTGTCTTACCAACTGGTCCACTACCAGAACCAATGTCTGTTAAGTTTGATGTAGAAACAACATCTTTCAACCCAGTTCCAGTTGTTGGAATTGCTATAGGAGCAGATTGTCCATCAGTTTCTTGTGGATTTTTTACTTCACCCATCACAGTAGTAGTTGCTGTGCTGGTTATTGTAGGCATAGCACTATCTCTTATTGGTTGAATAGGAGTTAAGTTTGTGTTACCAGCAGTATTAAATAAATGATTCTTATACTTAATAACATTTACATCTTGTGAAGCATCATAACCAGCAGAAGCAGTTCTGAATCCAGTTGATCCAACTAAGGTTGATGCTTGTGAATCTGTAATACCATCAGAGATTAATGCTGCTTTCAATGCATTAGGATCTTTAGCAAGATTGATTGCTGTTTGTGCCGATTGTTTTTGAGCAGCAGAGTATGCTCTGTCAATGCTACCATCTCTTGTTGGTTGATATTGTTTAGGACCATAGATTACACCTCTAAGTGTATCATTATTTGCCATAAAGTATCCTGGTGACCTAGTTCCATTTTGAATAAGACCTACTCTATTCAGCACAGATCTAGCAACCAATGCCATACCTAACTTACCTTCACTCTGTGATTCAGCAAGAACTAATCTTTGGAATAGATCAGCATCATTACCACTAATATTTGGTGCTGCAATTGGTGTAATACGATCTGGCACTATTTCAGTTTGACCTGCAGTCTCAGCATCAACCCCAGTAAGTTTTGGATCATTGGGATTAAAATTAGGCATTTGGAATCCTTCAGGGAAGAATGATGAAACTAAAAGTTTTCCAACATCCAATAAGTTACCAAAGAATAAAGGATTAGGGAGTTCTTTATCTGATGATATAAATCCTTTTATTTTCTCCTTAAAATCTTTAGGTAAAAAAGGAAGTCTATCAATAGCAAAACCCAATGGACCAGCAGTTGGAATTCCAGGCAGTGTAAATTTAGGCACCCCTTCAAAGAATCTTCCCATTGATTCTTTAATATAATTTACTGCCTTGCCACCAACATCTAATGCTCCTGCAAAATCCTTTTGTATTCTTTTTCCAACTGCATCAATACCACCACCTCTAATCAATGTATAGAGAAGAGAACCTCCATACTCACCAAGAAGACCACCAATCATTGTGCCAAGAATTGGTACAGGTATCAATGTACCAACAATCTCACCAACTGCTGTTCCCAATGCTTTGAAGATTGATTCTTCTACACCAACATCAGGGTCAAGTAAATTTATACCAAGTACAAGGAGTGGTCCAATAATTGGAATCTTTATTTTACTTAATGGACCCTTTAATCTTTTCAGAAATGGTGCTGCACCTGCTACTTCTTGTGCTCCCTTACTACCCAAGAGTTTTTTAAGGAATGGACTTACTTTACCTTTTAAAGCACTTGCTACACGTCTTCCCTTATCTGCACCTTTTGCTAATAACTCTCCTCCTTCAGTTATTAATTTTCTTCCTCCAGCAGCACCAACTTTGAGGAGATCTTTACCTGTTGATAACACTGGTGCTATTGCTTTTTTAGCAGACCTTATTCCAAGTCTTGCATCAAAAATCAATTCAGATGCTTTGTTACCTAATCTTGTATATGATATTTTACTAGCAAGACGTGCTGCTGGTGTTGCTAGTGCTTTTTGAAATAATTTACCAGCTGCTGACCTGAGTTTTGTTAGAGGTGCTGTTTTTCTTAAAAAGTTTGCTAAATCTCTAGCAGCTTTAGCACCACGAACTAAACCTCTCCCTGCTACAACTGCTAAATCTTTTATTCTTTTGATTGCAGCTGCACCAAAATCAAAAAGAGCATTACCAAGTCCTCTTAATCCAGCACCAATTAAAGAACCACCTTTCTTTAATATTGATGAGAATAATCTAAAAAATCCTTTAAATCCTGATTTTATTATTTTAAGTGGTGCTTTGATAGCTCCTTTAATAAAAGTTTTAAGTCCTCTGCCTGCTAATCTAAATGCTTGCAACATTGCTCTTAGAGAAGCAAACACTATGTAAGCATTATCTCTTAAAAAATTAAATGCTTTAATTATTTTTTGAAAATTCTTTAAAAGAAAAAGAAGAAGACCACCAAGTAATATATTAGTGATGAACCCCATAAAATCAAATGCCTTTCCAATACCAGAAAGAACACCAGATGCAGTACCTAATGCTTTCTTTCCACCCTCAAGAAGTTTCTCTTTCTTTCTTCTTCTCAATCTTGCTAGTGCTGCTTTTCTATTTTTTCTTTGCTCTACTTCTTTTTGATATTGTCCTTTAAGAGCAGCATCAATAGAACCTGATAATTTATTAATGTTATTAAGTTGGGTGCTTATTTTTTCAAAACCAATCTTAGGTCCTTCTGTGCTTAATTTTGGATCATCAACTACTAAAGGTGCTGATTTTACTATAGCAGAAACTCCACCACCACTCATTGCTTTGACTAAAGCACCACCTTTACTTGTTGTTGATTCATCAGAATTTACATTTCTTTTATTTTTTTTATCTTTTCTACCTTTTATAAAATTCTTTGCTTTATCTTTAGCAACACTCTTTGCTTTATCAGTAAGCGCTTTTTTAGCGCCTGCTTTTACACCAGCACTCAATAAACCTTTAGCAGCAGGTAGAAGAAGTGGTAATGCCATATTATCCTACCAAACTATAGATTGATTTAATGATAAGAGTCTCTGTATTCATTGAATCTTGTGATGAAAAATTAGGCACTCCTTCATTTCCATTAGCATTTCCAGCAAGTGATGTAGGTGTAGCACCTTTTGGCACTTGTCCACCTCCTTGATTTGGACCCACAAAAATACTATTGTCAACCACTCTAGGTCCAGGTGCTCTTTTTGATTGAGAAGATGTAATAGAAGCAGGTGCTATTGTTCCAGCAGTTTCAGCAGGTGACTTGAGTGCAGATGAAGATGCTAATTGCATCTTATCAAAATCACTCTTCTTAAGATTGTATGTGTTTACCTCACTTCTCATACTTGCAGTTACTGAAACACCATTAACCTTATCTCCTACTGCTGAGTAGAGTATCTTACTTCTTGCTTCTGCTCCCATTGTATTAAACAAATTAAAGTTTGTTTCACTAACTCCCTCTGGTTTATTAAATGTTTTTGTAGGCATCACACCCTCTGGTGTTGAAGTATCTTCAGTAGATGCGCCACCCATAAAACTTTTAATCTTAGATCTCATCTTATTTCCACCAGAAGATTTCACCTTTTGAGTAGAGAAGAATCCTCCTGGATGATTATATGGACCAGGTGATAGAGAATCTAAATCCCATCTTTGTACTGATGAAGGATTGCTAAGTTTACCAGATTTTACACCATGTCTTTCAATTTCACCATGAGTAAAGACATTTTTATCTACATCAGAAGCAGTCTGACCATATGCTTTTAACAAACCTGCTGTTTCTTTTGCCATAGCAGTGGTCTGAGCATTTGTTAATGGATTCTCTTTCCACCCCTTAGCATCACTATAATAATTTTTTGTCATTCCATTATGACCCATAGCAGCTGCTGCTATAGCAATTGAATTTGTATTATATCCACCAGTACCATCATTATTGTCAACACCATATGATGCTGTTCTCAATGGTTTTCCGCCTCCACCAAATACTTGATGATATGGTCCAATATTTTGGTTGTGGAATCCTCCAGTCCAATGTAAAAATACTTTTGTTTTCTTTCCTTTTCCCCCTGATCTATCAGAAGAGTCAGCACCAGCAGTGCCACCAACTATTCCACCACCAGAGAATCCCTGTGCATTTATTACAGTGCCACCACCATTTGCCATCTGGACATTATTTGTCATCCTTGGAGTATTATTTCCACCACCAGAAGCATTCATAGCAAGTAGATTACCAGCACCAAATTTACTAACAGCACCCCTACTCATTACTATCTCACCAGGTTGAGCAGCAATTAACTGAGTATCAGGTCCAGCACCAGTTATTTTTTGACCAGAGTTGCTGGTAACACCACCACCTTCATTAAATCCCTTCACATTAGTGTTGTTGGTGATATTACCACCAGTAACATTTGCACCACCAATATTATTAGTCATACTACTCATAGTATTTGTCAGATTGCCACCAGACATACCACCAGTAGTCAAAGTGTTACTAGCACCACTAATGTTATTAACAGTATTACCCATGGTGTTACTAGCACCACCCATGTTCATACTATTATTATTATTATTAGTCAGGATATTACCAGCATTATTGTTAGTAATATTACCACCCTCTTCATACCTGTTTATAGTTGTAGTTTTATTAGTTACATACTCATTATTGATAACCTCTCCACCCTGATAACTCTGTTGAACAGGAGGTGCTTGCTTTTGATTTTCAGGTCTTACATTAAAAGGATCATACATTGGAATTTCAGGTATCTTAGGAATTTCCAATGCTGGAGATTGGTCTGATATATTTTCAAGTGGATCAGCACCAAAGAGACCTAATACATCATTAATTCTATCTTCAATAAAATTTAAAGATGAATGAATTGGTTTAAGAACAAAGTCATTAATTGGACTCAATACAAATTTATTAAATCCATCTATAAAACCATTAATTCCTCTTATAATACCATTAAAAAATTCTAATACATTATTAAATACATCAATCAATGGTTGTAAGAATTTCTTTGGATCTTTTAATACTTTCAATAAGAATAAAAGTGCTCCACCAAGCAAAATATTTTTAAAGAAATCCATTAACATATCAAAGATTCCCTTTGCAGGTTTCACCACCTTCTTACCTAAATTTTTATCATCACCTGATTTTTTTCCCTTATCTTCTAATAATTTTTCCCTATTTACTCTCTTACTTTTTGTCTCCAGTAAATCCTCTTCTCTCTCTTCTTTCTTGTCAAGTTTTGCTTGTTTTTTGAGAGTTTCTAAAATACTCTGTAAATTTTCCTCAAGATCAGTAAGTTTAAGTGATACATTTTCAATACCTTTCTTAACATCCTCCTGATTATCTTCCTCCTGTTCCTCTGATTGAGGAGTAGCAGTTCCTGGAAGTAAAAGTTGTGGACTTACCTTTTCTTTATTTTCAACAGTCTTGAGAAACTTTTCTTGTGATATCTTATTTTCTTGTTCTTTCTCTTCAGTTTTTGCTTTTACTTTCTCTTGCTCAGCAAAAAATTTCTTTGCATCAATCTTTGATTGTTCCTGACTCTCAGGTATCTTTATCTTCTTTATTCTAACAAACTCTTTTGTAAGAATTTCTATATCACCACTATCAACATCGCTGCCACTCATTCTAGCAGCAGCAATCTTCTCTCTGATTAGTGTTTTATATGTGCCAAAGTCAATATCACTTCCATCACTGATGTCAAGATAATCGCGCAATATACCCTGATCAACTTCCTTGTTTACATCGGTTTGGGAATCAGTTGCCATTACTTTTTCTTTGCCTTTTCCTCTTCTTCTTTAAGATGTTGCTCAAGTAGAATAGTATATACTTCCCTCTCCCAAGGGATCATATTTTCAATCTCAGTCAATGAGTATTTATGGTACTGCATCAAGGCAAAATTTAGTTTATAGTATGACATCATATCCATATGAGCCATGCCTATGCGAAAAAACTTGAGAGTCCCTCCAATTTAACTTTATTTTTTTTCTTTGTCTTAGGATTCTTCACATCAATAGTGTGAGAAAGTTTAGGCATTGTACTAAAGAATTTCTCAATTTCTTTAAACTGAGTTGAGTTTAACTGTTCAAGAAATTCCTTTACCTCTTCAGGACTTACATCACCTGTAGACCACACTTCTTCACTGTCATAGATTTTATCAATACAAGTTCCAATCAATTCAAATGATTGGTCAAGATCTGGATCTTCAAATTCAAAATTGTTTCTAATGAATTGATCAAGAGATGGATACTTCATATCCATACAATAATTATCATCAAGTTTTACAGTCTTTGTATGATTCTCATCTGTGACAATTTTAACATCATCAAGATTGATTGATACTTTTACTTCAGTGACACCATCATCTGGACAGATAATGTTTACATCTACAACCTCTCCTACAGATTTACCTCTGATATTTAAAAAAAGATATTCAATATCAAAAGTTGGTAACTGTTCAACTTTAACATCCTTAGTTAAGATACAATCAGAAATCACAGCTTTGATTGCTGAGGTAATTTGTTGAGAATCCTCAGACTCAAGTGCAATTACTAAGAGTTTTTCTTCCTTAACTAGGAAGGGTCTATACTTAATTGTTTTTCCTGATGAAGGTAAATCCAACTCAAATGTTGGTGTTACAATTTTTGGTAAAGGCATAATATCCTATGATGAAGTCAGTGTGAATATTTAGCCAATGTTTTGAGAGTTTAAAAAGAGATTACTTTGAGAATCAAGAAAATTCTGAGCCAGTAAGGTAGGATTAGAATTGGTTGCTGGAGGTATGGTGATGAGTTCTAATGGTTCAGTCACATATCTTACAAATGTAAAGTTCACTGTCAATTTTAAAAGATCAGTTGCACCATAACTTATCTCCATTGGATTCATAGAAATTGGATAACCTTCAATCATTGTGTATTTGATACTTTGTCTTACATCAGTATCTTTTTCAAATTTATACAAATCAATTAAATTTTGAGATCTATAACCACCATCGCCATCAGGATAATTCATCCTAAATCCATTTCTAAAGTTTTTATAATCTTCATTACCTCCTCTACCATTAATCTGTTTTCCAGAAATATAATCCATCCATCCTTCAAAAAAATGCAGAGTTTTATATTCAGGATCAACAATCATTGACACTGATATTTGCTCATCATACATTCTTCTATATGCTATCTTCTCAGACACACCCATGAAGTCAGATTTTACATCATGAGTAGCAAATGATGAACCAGGTAAAGAGGCATCAGTGCATGAAATATTAATTCTTTCTTGTAAGTTTGTATCAACTACTACCCCCCTTTTCTGTGAGATATGAGTTCTTACAGGTCCAGGTAAATTAATTGACAAAAAGAAATTTGAAGTTGTTGCATTATGCATCAACTTTGTAATCAAACTCTCTGTAGTATGCTTGTTTATACCTGTGCCAGGATCAGTAGGCATCTATAAATAAAAATGATTACCATACTATGTAGACAGAAAGTGGGGCAATCTATAAAGACAAAGTATAAACCTACTAACCCTGATAAGTATATGGGTAATTCAAATAATATTATTTGCAGAAGTTCCTGGGAAAGAAGATTCTGTAAAGAGTGTGATACTAATCCTAGTATAAAAAAATGGGCAAGTGAAGAGTTCTCAATACCATATATCTCACCTGCAGATGGTAAGGTTCACAGATACTATCCAGACTTCTTGATTGAAAAGACAGATGGCAAGAGATATATTATTGAAATAAAACCTGATCACCAAACCAGAGAACCTGTAAAGAAAAGCAGAGTCACTAAATCATACATATACGAATGCGCAACTTTTGAGATAAATAAAGCTAAGTGGAAAGCAGCATCAGAGTTTGCTAAAGATAATGGTATTGAGTTTCAGATAATGACGGAGAATCAAATCTTCCCAGAAAAACATCATACTAGGAAGAACTATGGAACAAGAGGAGTATCTAGAAA